GGCCGGCGGCATGATGATGGGCACGTTACGCGCCAAAATTTACGGCGTGAAGCAACAAGACATGAACAGCGTTACGACGCTGCAATGGAAGCCAGGAAGCCGCATAGCGAATACCATTGAAGTATTCGCAATCGACGGGGCTGCTGAAACTTTGGTGTTCGCCGGCAATATCGTCAACGCTTGGGGCGATTATCAGAACATGCCCGACGTATTCCTTCACATTCAAGCACAAGCGTGTTTCTTCAACGGGCTGCAAGCCGTTCAGCCTTTGAGCATCAAAGGAGGCGTCGACGTTGCTGTGGTTATGGCGCGAATTGCCAAAGACATGGGGCTAGTGTTTGAAAATAATAACGTCAGTGTCATGCTTACCGACGTCTACGTCGCCAACACGCTGAAAGAGCAAGCGTTAGAATTGGCGCGGGCTGCAAATTTCTCGCTGTACATCGATGACAAGGTGCTGGCTATAACCAACAAATACGCGCCGCGCAAGGGGATAATTCCCGAAATCTCCGCACAATCGGGGCTTGTTGGGTATCCAACTTTTGACGGTATCGGCGTCAACTTTCAAACGCTATTCAATCCGGCAATTACTTTTGGCGGCTCCGTCAAATTGACGACTGACGTAAAGGCCGCCGAAGGTGAATGGATTGTCGTTTCAGTAGCGCATCGCTTGGAATCCGAAAAGCCCGGCGGTGCGTGGTTTTCAACCGTGAGAGGGAACGTTAATGGCCTCGCCGTCCTCAGATAAGGCACAAATCCCCGACGGGGCATTGTTGCCTTCAAGCACCTGGGGCGAGTTCAACAATATTGCCTTCATGGTGCAACAGGCGCTAGGGAAGATGCAAACCGCGACCCTGGTCCGCATTGAGTCTTGCACCAACTCCGGCGGCGTGTCCCCCGTTGGCTATGTCGACGTCACGCCGATGGTCAACCAGCTTGACGGCCAGGGCAACCCGACGCCCCACGTGACAATTTACAACGTGCCATATTTCCGGCTGCAGGGCGGCGCCAATGGCATCATCATTGACCCGCAAAAAGGGGACATAGGCGTCGCCGTGTTTGCCAGCCGGGACATTTCGCAAATCAAGACCACCAAGAAGCAAGGCAACCCCGGGAGCCATCGCCAATACAGCTTTGCCGACGGCATGTACTTTGGGGGCATGCTCAATGGCACCCCGACGCAATATATCCAATTCAGCGCCGCTGGTATCCGCATTCATTCCCCGACCCAAGTCAAAATTGACGCCCCCGACGTGCTGATTGAAGCGCAAACCGTGGAAATCAACGCCAGCACGTCGACCACGGTCACGACGCCAACTTTCACGGTCAACGGGAATACGGTATTAAACGGGACCGTTTCGCAAACTGGCGGGGGTGCCGCGCACTTCACCGGCACCATGACGGCCGACGTCGACGTTGTGGCAAATGGCGTGAGCCTGCATAATCACGTCCACGGGGGAGTACAGCCCGGCGGCGGTAACACAGGGGCGCCAGTATGACGCAATACAACACGCTTTTACTAGATCAATCCGCATGGGATTTGGTCATAGACAGCGCCGGCAATATCGCCATGGCGACGCCCCCTTACGCCTTGGCCCAAGACGTTGCAAGCGCCGTGCGGTTGTTCCTGGGGGAACTTTGGTACAACACGCCCAAGGGCATTCCGTACTTTGAAGACGTGCTTGGACACTTGCCGCCGCTGTCATTGCTTACCGGATACATGGAGCAGGCGGCGTTGACGGTCCCCGGCGTCGTGTCGGTACAGGTTATAATCTCGGAATTCTCAGGCCGTGAAATTCGCGGCGAAGTCCAATTTATTGACGAAACGGGGACCGCTAATGGCGTCACCTTCTAGCGTACCGAAAATTCAGTTTACGGCCGCGGGTTTGGTTATCCCGGCGGAAACTGACATTTTGGCCGGCGTGCAAGCCGACATGAATGCCGCGTTTGGCGGCGGTCTTAATCCGGGCCTTGAAACGCCCCAAGGCCAACTTGCTTCCAGCCAAGCCGCGGTAATCGGGGACAAGAACAACGAAGTCGCCCTTATCGTCAATCAGGTTGACCCGCAATATTCCGCCGACCGCTTCCAAGATGCCATTGGCCGCATTTACTTTTTGACCCGCAAGCCGGCTACGCCGACCGCCGTCACGGCCACGCTTGGCGGCATCGCTGGCACCGTCATTCCCGCGGGCACCTTCGCGCAAGACACCGACGGTAATACCTACGCTTTGAGCGGCGACGCAACAATCGGCATTGCAGGCACCGTCGACGCGGACTTCCAGAATATTCAAACCGGCCCGATTCCTTGCGCGGCCGGCACGCTTACGTCGGTCTATCAGGCAATTCCGGGTTGGGACACTATCACCAACGCGGCCGACGGTACGATGGGTTCCAACGTGGAAAGCCGGGCCGACTTTGAGTACCGGCGTCGCAATTCGGTTGCCCTCAACGGCAAGGGGACGCCCCAAGCGATTTACGCGGAAGTCTTCGCCCTGGCGGACGTTCTCGACGTCTATGTCAAAGACAACCCGGCGGGCACCACGGTCAACACGGGGTCAACAAATTATCCAATCTTGGCGCACTCGGTTTATGTGGCCGTCGTGGGCGGCACCGACGCGGACGTTGCCGCGGCCATCTGGCGCAAGAAGGATACCGGATGCGATTACAACGGGAACACTTCCGTTACGGTCACGGACGACGCAGGCTACAGCTATCCCCAGCCGACCTATACGGTCAAGTTTGAGCGCCCGGCCGCGCTGCCCGTGCTGTTTGCCGTGAGCCTGGTGGACGACCCCTCGCTGCCTTCTGACATTGTGCAGCGGGTCAAGGCCGCGGTCGCTGATTCTTGCCAGCCGCTACTATGGCGCCGTCGTTGCGGTAGCGTCGAATGTGTCCCTTATCAGCATCTTGATTGGAACCGCTACGGCCACACTAAGCCAGGTTGCGGTCGGCATTGACCAAAAGCCGACCTTGTCTGAATCTGACATTGCCGTTACGCTGGTCTAGCCATGCTCAACGTCGAACGCACCATAATTAGCCAGTACGGGAACAGCGCAACCATTACGCAATTGGTCCGCAATATGGACCAGTACATAGACCCGCGGGCGGACTTCGACACGTTCTACGACTTCGTTTGGAATGTGGAAACCGCCCAAGGCTTCGGCTTGGACATTTGGGGCCGCATCGTCAATATCTCCCGGGAATTGCAGATTCCCCCCGACCCTAACTTCTTCGGCTTTTCCGATGCGCTGCCGGGCTCTTTCCCGTTCGGGGAGCAACCATTTTACGGGGGCACTCCTGGCGCGACCAGCACTTACCGGCTTGCCGACGATGCTTACCGGCAATTGATCTTGGTCAAGGCACTGGCGAACATTTCGGCCACGAATGCGCCGTCGCTAAATCAACTTTTGCAAAATATGTTCGCCGGCCGCGGGCGTTGCTATGTCAACGACCTGGGCGGAATGAGCATGCGGTATACGTTTGAGTTCTTGCTAACCAATTACGAATTTGCGATTATGACGCAATCGGGGGCTTTGCCAAGGCCAGCGGGGGTCGGTGCTATACTGATTAACACGGACGCCCCGGTTTTTGGGTTTGCGTCGGACGCCGCCCCGTTCGGACAAGCCCCATTTATTCAGGAAGGTGCAACCCATGCAGCTAATTAACGCCCCCGGCAAACTGATTTTGCCATTCGCCAACGCTGGCGCCAAAAACACCATTCCGGTCGACTCGCAAATCGGCATTGTTGCCGGCGCTGCTTCCCTGACCGACGGCTTTCCGCCCCTGACCCGCACCCCCCTTGCCGCTGGCGGCGTTCCGCCTTCCGGCTTGGATATGAACGGCATTCTTTATGAACTGTCCGCAATCGTGCGTTGGGCCAATGCTGGCGGGGGCTACGTCTTCGACGCCACGTTTGCCACGGACACGGACGTCGCCGGCTATCCGAAGGGCGCCCGCGTTCTTCGGTCGGACGGCCTGGGCTACTGGTTCAACACGGTCGACGGTAACGAAACGGACCCGGAAGCAAACGCCGTGGCAGCCATCGCCGCCGGCTGGGTTCCTGACTTCACGAACGGGGCCGCGGCCGTCGCCATGACGAACGCAAACGTTACCCTTACCCCCTTGCAGTACGGCAAGCCGGTAATTGTCATTTCGG